CTTCCGATCTCGTCGAGAACGCCAAGCTCGGCCTCGGCAATGTCCGCGGCGGCGCCGTGCGGCTCGGCGGCGAGGGAACGACTATCGGCATCGCCGAGGGCGTCGAGACCGCGCTTGCCGCCAGGGAGATGGACAGACGGCATCCGATCTGGGCCGGCCTGTCGACTTCCGGCATGCAGACATTCGAGCCGCCGGAGTTCGTGAAGCGCGTCCTGATCTATCCCGACGGCGACTCGCCGCGGTGGAGGGACGGTGAGGTGAAGGGCCCTCCTGGAATTCGTGCCGCCATCCTGCTGCGCGATCGGCTTTCCGGCGCGGGGATGCCGGTGTCGATCGTTGAGCCTCCGGTCGGCGGCGACTACCTCGACATCCTCAAGGCGATGAAGGCGCTCGCCTGAGCAAATCCTGTGCGAGTCTACGATCAGACCACGCTAACCGCGCCGCCAGCCCGCAGCACGCCGCCCCGGCCGCGATCATTACCGTCGCCATGACGGCCTGCGCCATCCCGCTCGTCACCGTTTCCACCACCGCCTGCGTCATCTTGCGCCTCCATCCGTTGCGATGTGTCGCTTATAGGCGCCGAGCGGTTAACGGCTGGTAAATTTCGTCGGAAATAAGCGACATCACGTGTTGCTTTTGGCGCTTTCGCGGGGCATGGTTTGTCCATCGAAACGCACCGTCGATGGAGCATCCAGTGCGCGCACCCGATTCCTCACGCATTCTTGACATCAAGCCTTTCGTGCCGGTCGGCGGCGCGGCTGCGGCGGTCGTCGCCCAGGCCGCCGCGCTCAAGGCCGCGCGCGGCAACGTCGCCAATCGCCCGACGGACGAACGCTGATGCCGCGGGCGTGGACAACCGAGGACGACCGGCGGCTCCTCGAGCTCAAAGCCGCCGACACTCCCCTTCGTCAGATCGCCGCAGAGCTTCATCGCAACCGGACCGGCGTCGAGACGCGCTTGCAGCAGCTCGGCCATGCCGTGCAGGTTCGCCAGCCGCTCGCAGACGAGACGATCTGCGCGGCGTGCGACGAGATGATCCTCGCCGGGAAGACGGCGGTGGCGATCTCGGCCGCGTTGACCGAACGCTTCGGCGTCATCGTGAAGGCGTGGCAGGTGCGCGGCCGCAGCTTGCGCATCCAGGATCAGGTGCGCCGGAAGCGGGCGGAAGACCTCGCCGCAGCCGAAGCCGCCGCTCACGCCGCTGCGGAGCGAGCGGCAAAGGAGCCCCGAGAAGTCCGCTGCGGCGATCTCGTCATTTCAGTCGCGCGCCGAGAGGTTCCCGATACCAGCGTGATGAAGGACGGCCGCTTTCCGCGCGTGCATGTCTCGCTGCCGCGCATCTCGATGGGCGAGGCCGCCGCGTCGTGACTGCGTACTACAACGAAATCGATCAGGACGCAGCTGGGATCCTTCGGCGGCTCATAGCCGATGACGTGATTGCCCCCGGCGAAGTCGACACTCGCTCAATTCAGGAAGTCTCGGCCGATGACCTTCGAGGGTTCACGCAATGCCACTTCTTTGCCGGCGGGGGCCTTTGGTCAGTCGCAGCTCGACTTGCTGGATGGCCTGACGATCGCGAGCTCTGGACCGGGTCGTGCCCTTGCCAGCCCTTCAGCACTGCCGGCAACGGGCTCGGGTTCGATGATCCAAGGCATCTGTGGCCCGACTTTCATCGCCTCATCCGTGCCAGACGGCCCGCTGTCGTCATGGGAGAGCAAGTTGCGCGAAAGGCTGGGCTCGATTGGTTCGACCGAGTCCGCTCTGATCTGGCGTCGGACGGTTTCGCCAGCCGGCCTGTCGTTATCCCGGCTTGCGCCGTTGACGCGCCGCAGATCAGAGAGCGCATCTATTGGGCCGCGATCGACATGGCCTGCGCCGCAGGTGGCGTTGTCGCATGCGGAAGATCCGGAGAAGCACGCGGCGCGGCAAAAGCGCATGACGGCGAAGGGTTCGAGATTCCCTGGGCAGAACCTGCCGACGTTGATGACTGCGGCCTGGGCCGCAGTCACGGCGAGGGACGGCAAGAACGCCAACGCGAAGCCGTTCAAGGAACGCGGAGGCGGGAAGAAGGGCGAGCAACTGGTGAACCAGATCGCTCACTTCGCTCCAGGAACTGCTCTTGGTGGACTGACGCCGAGTGGCTTGCCTGTCACGACGGGAAAGCGCGGCGTGCCAAACCCGGTCTTTGCCTTCTGGTTGATGGGCTTCCCGGACGAGTGGGTCTCTGGCGCGTTGGCGGCAATGCGATCTCGCCAATCCTCGCGGCGGAAGTGATCGCGGCTTTCCTGGATTCCGAGGCAGCCGCATGAGCAACCGCCGCCGAGAGCAATTGCTGCCGGCCACCGACTCGGCACCGGGGCACGAGCGGGCGATCATCGCCTACTGCCTGACGAACCCGGCCGAGTTCTTCGACGTCAGCGATCGGCTCCAGCCGGCGCACTTTTCCGTCACCAGGCATGCCCGCATATGGGAGGCGATGCAGAAGGTCGCCGCCGGCGGCCACACGCCCAACCGGCTGCAGGTCCGCCTGCGCATCGCCCCAGAGGATCTTAAGGAAGACACCACCCTCGAGATGTTCCTCGGTGCCCTGATCCACGAGCTTCAGGGCAACATGGAGGGCTTCGACTTCCTCGCCTATGTCGACACGGTCGCCTCGCTCGGCCAGCGCCGGCAAATGCTCGATGCGATGCAGGACGCCATGGTGCGGATCCGCGCCATGGACTCGTCCGTGCCGAACGAGGATCTCGTCGATGAGGCGGTGCGGGCGATCACCGCGTCCACCGGCCGGTCCTTCGACCGCGACATGCGGACCTATGGCGAATTCGCTGACGAGGTGGCGCAGCGCGTCACGGCATCGCTGGACGCGGGCGAGGGCGGCGGCATCGGCCTGTCGCCCGGCCTGAAGGCGGTCGAGGAGGTCATGGGCCCGCTGATCGGCGGCAAGGTCTATGTCCTCGCCGGCATGTCGTCGGGCGGCAAGTCCGCGCTGGCGAAGACGATCGTCGAGGCGGCCTCGCTTGACGCCAAGCGCAAGGGGCTCGGTTGGGCCTATGTGGCCAGCCTGGAAATGAACGGGCAAGAGCACGCTGCCCGCGCCTTGGCCGATTTCCTCCGCATCCCGTCCTACAAGATCGAGCGGGCGGCTCTGAACCGCGCCGAGGTCGACATGATCGCCACGCGCGGCCGGGAAAAGCTTCACCAATACCCGATCCTGATCGACCAGCGCCGGCGGATGAACATGGAGATGATCCGGGCCCGTATGGCTCAGGTCCGAATCCAGCGCGGCCTGTCGCTCGCCGTGATCGACCACCTCCTCCTCATCCGCGGCGGCAAGAAGGACTCCCTCATGGACCGGGTCATGGAGGCGGTGATCGAGGCGAAGATCATGGCCGGCGAATTCAACATCCCGATCATCCTCCTCGCCCAGATCAACGAAAAGAACCTCCTGGACAGGCCGAGCGGCTGGCCGATCGCTTCGGACCTCTTCGGCGGGGCGTCGATCACGCAGAACGCCGACATCGTCGCCTTCATCCACCGCCCTGAACTCGTCACTCGCAAGAAGGAGCCGAAGAAGGAGGCGACCGAGCAGCACGACAAGTGGACCCAGCAGCTGGAGCGTGAGCGCGGCAAGGCCTGGTTCTTCTCGGACAAATCGCGCGGCATGGAAGGCGGCGTCAAGCGCGAGCTCACCTTCGACGGTGCCACGACCAGCTTCAAGGACGTGTCATGAGCGACGCCCCGCACTTGCACGTCAGTCACCACGCGATCAACCGCTACTCCGAGCGCATCCTCATGGGGCCGGCTTCGATCAACGATCGCGCCACGCTCTTCGCGCTCGAGGCCGAGATCTTCTGCCTCCTCGCCCGGTGCAATCTTCCGCAGTTCCCTCGCTACGTCGCCACGGTCGGCCGGGCGAGGTTCGTCATCATCGGCGGTGTCGTCGTCACGACGCTGGCGCCCGGCGGCGTCGCGTGGGTCGGCCGCCACGCTCCCAACCATCAGACAGAGGTCGAGATCCATGACCGCTAAAGCCGGCAACAGCTGGCGCGCCTTTGCCCTTCCGTTCGGCACGAGCTTCCAAGCGATGGTTTGCGTCCCGCACAAGGCCGAGCCCTACTCGCTGAAGCGGGATGGCAAGCCGATCCTTTTCCCACGGGAGGGGGCGGCCCGGCGCGCGGCCTATGAGCACATCGTCGACGACATCCTGCAGCGGCCGATCTACGCCGAGAACCTCGCGCCTCGGCTGACCGAGCACGAGAAGCTTCAGCATCAGGTCTTCGGCGCCGCCGGCGTGCAGCCGGACCATACGGCCGAGCAGACGTTCGGCGTCGTCTTCCAGAAGGGCCGCAATGGCAGCAGCCACGAGGTCAAGGTCGAGAGGATAGGCCGGCGGCGCCGGCGGAGGGAAAGCAAATGATTATCGGTCGCCGATCGAAGCACACGGACAAGAACCTCTACATCGCCTCGGTGCTGTTCCTGTACGGCCTGAGCGAGAGCCAGATCGCTCGCAAGATGACAGCCCATGGCCTGGGCGAGTTCACGAAGGGGCGCGTGTCGGGGATCCTCAACCGGACGCCGTTCCGCGGGCTCGACCATGCGAAGCGGCAGGAGAACCTCGACCATCTGAAGCAGCATCGGCTCGACGGCGGGATACTCGGCGAGTTCGTGTTCACGGCGAGCAGCAAGGACGGGAGGGGAGGGCGATGAGCGAGACCTTCCTCGACGGTCGCGTGACACTGCACGTCGGCGACGTGCGTCAGGTGCTCAGCAAGATGCCGGACACATCGGTCAACTGCGTCGTGACGAGCCCGCCTTACTTCGGACTGCGGGATTATGGCGTCGCTGGGCAGATCGGTCTGGAGGCGACGCCGTCAGAGTTCGTCGCGGCCATGGTCGACGTGTTCCGCGAGATACGGCGTGTCCTGCGTGATGATGGGACGCTCTGGCTGAACCTCGGGGATAGCTACAACAATTCCGATAAGTGGGGCGGTGGCGGCGCCAACACCGGCAAGCATCGGCGCACACCGGATGGAGACGTAGCATCATGGAAAGCCGTGCGGCGCAAGTGGGGCGGCATGGAGGGGCTCAAGCCGAAAGACCTGATCGGAATCCCGTGGCGCGTCGCCTTCGCGCTTCAGGAAGACGGCTGGTATCTCCGCAAGGACATCATTTGGCACAAGCCAAATCCGATGCCGGAGAGCGTCACGGATCGCCCGACGAGCGCCCATGAGCATCTGTTCTTCCTGACGAAGTCGCAGCGGTACTGGTACGATGCGGATGCGATCCGCGAAGGAATGGCTCCTTCCAGCATAGCGCGCCTCTCTCAATCCAACCTGCAAAACCAGATCGGTTCAACGAGAGCCCACGCCGGAGGAAAGACCAACGGCAACATGAAGGCAGTCGGCCGCGTTCGCGGTGTTCCTCCTCGCCATGCTCAATATGAAAGCAGCGATCAATCCGGCCTCGATGAGGTGACGCGCGGCGGCGGTCGGAATGCCCGCGACGTGTGGACGATCGCGACGCAGCCTTTCAGCGAGGCGCACTTCGCCACCTTCCCGCCAGAGCTTCCGCGTCGCTGCATCCTGGCGGGATGTCCGAAAGGCGGCGTCGTCCTCGACCCGTTCGGCGGCGCAGGTACGACGGCGTTGGTCGCGCTGCGGCATGGGCGCAGGGCGGAACTGATCGAACTGAACCCCGAATATGCCGCGATGGCTCGGCGCCGCATCGAGACGGAGTGGCGGGTTCCGCAAGAACATGTCGCTGACGATTTCGGCCCGCTTTTCGCAGGAGATTTAGCATGAATTGGCCGGTTGATCGGCGCGGCCGCCTGGCACCGCCGCCACAATACGACGCAACTGCCGAGAAGGCGAAAAGCGCCGAGCGGGCAGCGGCCGGCAAGGTTCGGTCGGCCATGACGCGCTTCGCCAAAGCGCACGGCGAGGACGCTCTGATCAGTCTGCTGAAACACGAACTCCAGAGCCGTGGCGAAGAGCGCTGGCGGCTCGACCAGTTGGCTCCGCCGCGCGCCGGCGCCGATGGGCAAACATCTCTACTGGACAGTGGCACATGAGCGACGGACCGATGGACCTATCCGGCGAGGTTGAAGACCTCTTCAAGAAGAAGATGCTCGAGTTCCTCAAGTGGTGTGAGGCCAATTGGCAGATTTCGGAGAAGGACCGACAAAGCGACGATTGGGTTGCAGAGAAAAGTGCCGAATACGTCGAGGGCTACAATGCCGCCATCGAGGGTCTCGGCGGGGCGTATGAGTGTTGGGCAGAGGAGTTTCTCCGGTGAGCGCCTTCTTCAACCTGATCGCCCATTCCCCCGGTAGGGGTGCGGTGTCCGCTACCAGGGGGGCGCCAATCGTTCTGCCGCTAAAGGCGTTCTATCGGCGGGAGCCGCGTTTCGAGCGCCGACGGGCGGCCTTCTATGCCGACCTCGCCCGGGCCTTCGGCTCGCAAGGCTGGTCATTCCCGCGCCCGGCCATCTCCGCTACAGGTAGGCCCGGCCGGGAGGGGCGCCCGAAAGAGGTCGAGGTCAAATCCATGAAGGGGCCCGGCGGCAGGCAGCTTGGCATCGACCGCGACCTCTACGGCGGCGTCGTCGAATACCTCGAGCTGACGAACGTCATCGACGAGCCGGTCAGCCTTTCCGCCAGCGATCGCGAGAAGGACGAGGCGCGCCGCTGGGGCGACATCCGCCGGCGGGTGGCCCGCAACATCCGTGAAACGGACGAAGGCGCCCAAGGCTCGCCCCTGTCATCGCCCGACTGGATGGCCACGCCGACCGGCAACGCGCCGGGCCCGACGACTGTCTCAGATGTCCGGCTCTGGTGCATGGAAGCCATGGGCGAGCTGCACAAGCGGATGCCGGCGGACTCCATGGCCGTGATCAACTCCGAGATCCTCGGCGACGCCTTCAGTTTCATGGCGATCGAGAGCCGGGAGGCAAAGGCCATCGCGATAGAGGATCTTCGCCGGGCCCTTGACCTCGCCGCCTACATCTTCAAGCCTGGCGACGAGGTGACATGGGACCGGCTGATGAAACGCTGGCCGGAGGTTCGCTACGGCGAGTTGCGCAAGGCGATCCGCGCCGGGCGCTATGGCCGGGTGGCGCCGGCGGATCTGAGCAAGTAGGAGACACCATGGCGATAGATCACACGGCCGAAGACGGCTTCCGCTTAGCGGTAATGAAGAGCGCCGAAGTGGCCGGCGCCGAGCCTGGCGGCGTAGCCGTCACGGTGACGGATGATCTGGCCGGCGGCTACGGCTATTTCGGCTTCATCTACCTCAAGTCGGAGCAGGAATTCCGAGCTTTCGTCGAGCACGTCAAGAGCGTCGGTCGGTCTGTCGGATGGGAAGCGGATTGACATCTTCGCCACAAGGGGCCCGCAGCATTTGCGCTACGGGCCCTGTTCGTCGATGAGTTCCTCCTCCGTCACCCTCAGCGCCCGGCGCATGTTCTGCGGATTGGCGAGCAGGACGAGCAGCACCCTGAGCCAGTGAGGTGCCGCGTCCTGCTCGGCCTGGGCTTCCAGATAGCGCTGCAGGCTGCGCGGCTGGGCGCCGGTGAGGCGAGACAACTGGCGAAGCGTCAGGCCGGCGTCGGTCATGGCGCGGGACATCTCCGCGCCCGTCATGCGTCTGTGCCTGTATCGTTGGCTCACGGCCGTTTCCTTTCGCTGGTGCGCCATGCTCGGCGTCTGGTGGGTCCGCCTCGGAATATGCGAGGCGCGCCGCCTGGCCGCAACTGCGGCGCGCCAATTGCCTCGGTGGAGGGTGGGGATCTCCGCTACAGGTCGTTCCTGATGCCGACGAAGACCGGAAAGCGCGGCGCGCCCTTTGATCCCAGCCCCTGAAACTTGAACGTGACGAGCTGGCCGGGCAAGGCGTCGCGCCGCGCCCAAAGGTCGGCCCGGGTCGCATCGTCCATGCCGGTGCCGATCTCGAAGGCGACGCCGCTATAGGTGGCCTGCAGCGCGCCCAACGTGCCGCAAGGGACCAGGCCGGCCTTTGCGCTTGATCGCTTGGAGCGGCCGAGCGCGTCCCGCTCCGCCTCGTTGCCGTTGTGCATGCGCTCCACGGTCCCGGTAATGACCGCCTCGGCATCCTCGAAGCGCTTCACCTTCAGCAAGATTCCCTCACGCGCCGTCGATCGGCCGAACTTGTAGCGCCCGGCCGGGTCGCGGAGCATGACGCCTTCCCAGCCTTCGACGTCGACGCATTGACGCTCGAAGGCGACGAGCTCGGCCGCATCAGAAATCAGCCGGTGCGTGACGAATGCAACCGGGTGGCCGGCTGCCTCGGCCGATATGGCGAAGATGGCTGCGGCGTCCAGGCGCTTCGAAAAATGCGCGTCCCATGCCTTGAAGCAGTCGAAGACGTGAAACCGCGCGTCCGGCGCGCCGTCGGCGCTCATGACCTTCGATTGCACCGTGTTGAAATCGTCCCGAACACCGTTGGTATAGGTCAGCAGCTCGCCGTCCAGGTGCGGCTGCAGGCCGGCCATGATGCTCTGAATGTGCCGGTTCGGGATCGGCTTCAGGTTCCTCGAGCAGATGACAGGCAGGATGCCGGTAAGCGCCCGGATCCCATCGATCTTGGGCGAGGCGAGGACCGGGAAGCGCGCCGCCTCCAGGTCGGCCTTTTCCGCCAGTAGGGGCTTGAAGCCGGCGGGGTGAATCGTGGTCATGTCGGTTCCTTTCTGGTCTGCCATGATCGGCAAGGCGCCATTGTGCGCCGGTAGTGGGTGGATATGCGCCGGTAGCGGGTCAGCGCTTGCGCCTGGCGGCGGCGTTCCGCTCCATCTCGCGTCGGAAGTAGTCGGCTTGCGGCGGTAGATCGTTGCGCCGCCGCTTGATGCCTTCGCGGATCGAATGAGCGCACCAATAGCCGGCGCATCCGTCGTCGCCTTCGATGTCGCGGCTGATCGAATGCGTTCGATTGCAGCCGGCGCAAAACCATGTCTTCGGGGTCGCGAATGGTCCGGGCATGGCACGAGCCTTTCCTGTTGCACCGCTCGGGCACCTAGATTGTTCGTCGGTGGAGGAGTGCGGCGCCGGATCGCCCGACGCCGCTACAAGGGGCTAGATGCGCGGCGCCTGAAGCTCGCCGGAGAATGACGAAGCGTCCCAGCCCTCGGCATAGAGCGTAAGGAACTTGCGCACCTTCGACGGGCTGGCGACATAGGCGCGCCCGCGCCCCGTCCAGCGGCAGTTCAGACCGTCGCCGATTAGCCGAGCCGCCCGCGTCTTGTAGCCGTCGCAGGACGGCGCCCGGACCTGCAGCATTCCCTTGGCATAGGGCGCCACGGAAACGCTGTAGTCCTCGGTCTGGAGGATCGCGCCCGCTTCCTTGAGAGCATCGAATGCGGCTTTGCCTGTGGTGTTCATCGTCGTTTCCTTCAAAGGGCGCGCCATGATCGGCGCTTGTTCGGCTCTAGCGGCCGGAAGACGGGCGCAACGCGGCGCCCGTCACACAAGGCGCTAGTAGGGCAGGGACTGGCGAGCGGCCGCGATGGCGCGCCACGCCGGCAACGTCGCCCTGAAATGGCGGTAGGCTTCAATCAGCAGGATTGCTTCATCGAATGTGCGAGATGGCAGGATTCGTTTGCGCAAGGTCGTGCCTTTCACGGAATCAGGATCATGCAGCCGAACCCGAAGAGAAAAGCCGACAGCGCGGCAAGCGCGGCCAGATCCTTCAGGAATGCCCGGACCGGCTGCGGCTCGAGCCCGACGCTGCGCAAGTCGGAGTGCCGCTGCAGCCGATCGGCCTTCATCATCAGCCGCTCATGGCGCCGATAGTCGCGGCGCTTCATCACGCCGAAACAGGCCTTGCGCTCCAGGTGGTGAAGCTCGCGGCGCATGGCCGGCGGGACGGGATCGAAAGCGTTCGCCATGGTCACGCCTCCGGCTTGATGGAAGCGATAGCAGCTTCACGCGTGGCAAAGTGAGCGCGGCCGTCAAAGCCGACAGACGGGCCTTCGTCATCGACTTCGGCTTCGTCGTCTGTCGCGACGTACCATCCGCCGATGTCGTGGCCGATATAGAATCCCTCCGGCGCAAGCGGTTCGGCGTCCGAATGCATCTCGTCATAGATCCGCTCAATCACGGCGTCCGACGCGATGCCTTGCCCGGTCGTGGTACGCGCCCAGACCGTCAGCCCGGCGAAATCCTTGTCGACCTTCTCGCCCTTCTCGGCGAGCTTGTCAGCGAGCCAGTCGGAAACGATCCAGTGCTCGAAAACCTCGCTGTCGATCGGCTCAAGGTCCCAATCCTCGCAAGCATCCTCGGCACTGCTGTAAGTCGCGTCCTTCGAGGCGCTATGCCACTCGCCGGACGCGGTGCGAGAGAAGCCGGCTTGAATGGCCGCCTCTTCAAAATCGGCGATCGGAAAGGCGAGTTCCTGCGCCTGATCCATCAGCGTGCCGAGGTCGTCGGCGCCGTGGCTGTAGTCGCTGCCGGCAAGCGTCGAGACGAGCGCCGAAACGCAATAGTGCACCTCGCGATTGACGAAGGCCTGAACGGCCGATTGATCGTCTGAGGGGCGGATTTTGGACGGGTTCATAGTGGTGGTTCCTCAAAGGCGCGCCACAATTGGCGCTGTTAGTGAACGGAGGTGAGCGAGCGAGCGGCTTGCTTGCCGGCCACGTAGCGGCGAGCGGCGCCCACCATGTCGATACCAGGGATCGTCGGCAGGTCGCCGCCCAGCGCTTCCTGTACGGCTGCCAGCTTCGCCAGCAGCTCGAAACACAGATCCCGGTATTGATTGCGCGTCAGGAACGACGCATCGAGGTCGCGAGCGTCCATGCCGCGCGGCCGAACCGCCGTGGCCGGCTCGACACGCCGCGCCGGGGCTGCCCGGCGATGCGCCTTGACCTTCACCGGCCGCTCGACAGCCATGCGCCGGTATTCGGTGAACACGTTGATGATTTCCCGCCGCGCCTCGGCAGACCGATCTGTGCGGCTGAACATCACCACGACGAGCGCCTGTTCTTCCGTCAGCCAGTATTCAGCGACTTCGCGCTTCGCGCCGCTGCCGATTTCGACCATCGCCGCACGGCGCGGCAATGGTGCATAGGTGTGGAGCTCCGAGGCGTTGCGAGCGATGATGTCGCGGATATTGCGCGGACGGTCGAAACCCAGCGCTTTGCCGAGGTCAACGTCGCGAACGCGTGGCGTCTCATCGTCGATTATGGCGAGGTCGGAAGCGGAAATATGGAAAGCGGTCATAGCCGTGGCCCTACGTTTGGTGTGGACCTGACCGGCAATTTCCAGATTGGCGGCCAGGCAACGGCGGGCTGGAAAACCGCGACGTAGGGCACGGCAGCCCGAAGGCTCCCACCGCGCCTGACCATAGAGCCGGAGCTTGGACTCCGAGCAAAGAAAAACGCGCTCGGAAGAGCTTCCGGCGCGTGTGGCGCCTACGAACGGTGCGGTTTCCAGGCCGCATCCGATCCCTTTTCGATCGGACAAGTTGAAGGTGGCACCGATCGCCAATCCCGTCAAGCCGAAAATCGAATTAAAACTACATTCTAGGAAGGAGGATGCAGCCGCAGGCCGTTTCTGCCATACAGAGGGCATTTCAACGGTGGAGGGAACAGTATGTTGAGAACGGCAATTGCAGCGCTGCTGATGATCGCATCGGCGCCGGCCCTTGCACAAACTGTCCAGGACCAGTCCGACAAGAATCTGTCGGATGAAGATGCAGCTGCCGTCATCCATGCGGCATCCCGCGACGCTTTCGACGCGGAATCCGCCCGCTTCCTGTCGCTCAACTACATGCAGAACGAAGACGGCCCGGTGAAACAGCATATTTGCGGGTTCATGAATGCGAAGAACCGCATGGGTGGATATGTCGGCTATCAGCCTTTCGTCTACAACGTGGCGGACAAGAAAGCGTTCTTCATGCCCGACGCCGTAGCAGAGCAGCCAGGAGCAAAAGAGACCTTCGTTAAGATGGTCGAGGCGATGGGCTGTCCCCGCCCATAGCATTGGGGTTTTCACAAGATCATTCCTTGCTGGCGCGCCATGCTCGGCGCTTCGATGCTGAGAGAGATTTCCGCCTAGCAGGCGAGCCACTCCGATTTGCGCGCGATGGCGTCGCGCCGCTCGCTCCGGCGGATCCGCTTGCGAGCATTCGCCCGGAAGCCGTCGTCGTCGATCAGCGCGTTATCGTTCGCCGCGCTCCGGCGGTTGTCATTGTGATGCGTCCGCATTTTCCGTCCTCCTGTGTGGGTCGCCATGATCGGCGGGGTTCGGCCTGGCAGCCGGTAGGCAGGCGCCCGCAAGCGCCGGCCAGTCTGCGGCCAGTGGGTTAGGCGACTCGATCGAAGGCGATGTCGTCGCGACCCGACATGATGACGCGGGCGCACCATGCCTTTGCCTTCGCGAGCGACCGAAAGCCGGGATTTTCGCCCGCGTTGCCATCGTGCTCGACTTGAAACCATCCGCAATGGCAAGCGATCGAATATCGTTCGCCCGAATGGTGACGCGTCACGCCGTCGTTTCCGGCTGCCCTGCGCCACACGATCGGCGCAGCGCGATGCTTGAATGCTTCCCGGTGCGCGCCAAGTTCGCACTCCGCCTTTGCCTGCAGGCGCGCCGCATGGGCGTCAGCTGCAGCCTTGTCCGGATATGCGGCAATGATGCAGCGATCGTTCCACACTGCCCAGCCTGTCGGCTCGACTGCCCAGCCTGGCCCATGCGGCGCCGCTCCGTAAAAGCTGCAGCTGCGCCCGTCAGTGTGGCGCCATACGTGATCCAGGGTAACGCGAAAGCTGGTCATGGTCGTTCCTCAGTGGCGCGCCATAGTCGGCGCTAGTTGATCAGGCTGCAGCGAATGCGGCGAGCGCTTCCTCGCGATCGCTGAATTTCATCATGACGGTTTCGCCGCGACCGAACATGCCATTCTCGCCCTTCGTCTTCACAGTGACGGTAAAGCGCGGGCGCCGGGCGCCGCTCTGCAGGACGTTGGCAATCGTGGTCTCTGTGATCTTCTCGGCAATGAACATCTGTCGGTCCTTTATGGCTCACCATGTTCGGCGATGACGTGAATATGCGGCACCATTCGAAAGCAGTCAATATGAATGTCGAAAAAAAACGACATGAAACGACACGGCCGCAAGCCTGGCAATAGGCAAGGCCGCAAGCCGGGCGCCTGGTCGACGATTGGCAGCTCGCCGCATCTCGTCGACGCCGCTTGGCGCAATTCCATTCCGATAAATGACACCTCGTCGACGGTCGGATACCGCCGGCATTCTCCAAAACCTCCAAAAATCGGAATGATTTTGCCGAAATAGGGGGCGGGTCGAAAGTCGTCGGCCTTGGATGCTGTCACCGGCCGCAGGCTCATTCGCGCAATTTTTTCCTGGGAGGTAAAATCCTGGCTGGTGCGCGTCGTGTTGGCCGAAAAAGGCAGCACCATCACGCATCGCGTAAAAACGACGGTCATGGCGAAACCGGTTGCAATGTCGGATAAAAGCGATTACGCATTTGCCATCGAAAAGCGACATGGAGCAATGTCGATGCGTGGTTACGCTGCAATCGGGCTGGTTTCGCCAAAGCATGCGGTGAACGTCGGTCAGGTGATCCGGGCGGCTGGGTGCTATGGCGCGGCGATGATCGCACTGGAGGGGCGCCGCGTCGATGTGCGGGCATGTACCGACACGATGAAGATGTACCGGCATATCCCGGTCATCCGCGGCGACGATCTGCACGAGATGATCCCGTTTGACTGCGTTCCGGTCGCCGTGGATCTCGTTGATGGTGCGGAGAGCCTGACGAGCTTCCAGCATCCACGATCGGCATTCTACGTGTTCGGCCCCGAAGACAGCACGCTCGGCAAGCGGCATCTCGACTGGTGCGCCAAGCGCGTGATGATCCCGATGCGGGGCTGCTCCAACCTCGCCGCGACCGTCAACGTCGTCCTCTACGATCGGATGGCGAAGCACGATCGTCAGACGCGCGGCATCTCGAATACCTCCCTGGTGGAGGCTGCGTGATGGCTCGCATGTCTTTCACCGACGCGCTGGGCCTCGTCGACGATGACCTGCCCGACGGCGCCTACTTCGCTATGGCCTACGACATGGCCGGGCTCGAGTACGGCAACGGCTTCGGCGATCTCTCGGTCAACAATATGCCGCTCACCGGGCGAGGGTCAGGGAAGAAGCATCGCCCCCACGTCTGCGAATATTGCCGCAAGCCGTTCCGGACCGACCGAGCACTCGGCGACCACCGGCGCGACGTGCATGCGAAGCGGATGGCGCGTGAGGGGCGGACGTGATGTCGCGGTCACCCTGGCGGGACTACCCGTCGAAGATGGCGGCGAAGGTCGCGCAGCAGAACGCGATCATCCTCGCAGCCTTCCGCCGCGGCTTCGACACGGCTGAGCTTAGCCGGATTCTGCGCCGGCCCGAGCCCGACATCGTGAAATCCATCGACCGCGCTCGCGAGGCTGAGCGGGCGCACAGTCAAGCGAAGGAGCCAGCATGCCGACCTTCCGCGTGAAGTTCGAATACGCCGACCGGCCGGGCGACCAGTCCGCCGACGTCGAGGCTGATACGCCCGATGAGGCGAAGGCCTTCGTCCAGAAGGTCCGCGGCGGCTGCCGGCTGATCTGGCACCGCGTGAAGGTGCTGCGCGGCGAGACCGCCAGCAATTGAAAATCCAGCAACGGAGAGACCTATGACCAACAGCTCGAAATCCGCCACCGACCTCGACCGCGCCATCGCCGCTCGGATCCGCGCCCGGCGCCAGGCGTCCGGCATCACCCAGGAAAAGCTGGCCGATGCGCTCGGCATCACCTTCCAGCAGGTGCAGAAATACGAGAAGGGCATGAACCGCGTCTCGGCCGGGCGTCTGATCGAGATCGCCGGGGCCCTCGGCTGCACACTGCACGATCTGACGGGCGAGGCCGACTTCGAGACGCCCTTCATGACCACTCCCGTCGCCCGGGTGGCCGGCGCCATCATGGCCTATCCGGAGCATCAGCGCGGCGCGGTCGTTGCTGCCGTGCGCGGGATGCTGGCGGCGATTTCCGCCGATGATCGCCCGCGCCTCGTTGCCGCCGAATAGCAACATCCACAGCCGGCACGGGCCGGCGGAATGGAGAGAGCAATGGCACACACAATGACCGCGAATGCATTCAACAGCACACCATTCAGCAGCTGTTGCGGAGTCGCTTCGATGGACGATCGCGGGCGCCCGGCGTCGTCCTGTGCAAGGTGCGGCAAGGCCATGCTCTACCATCATGATGGCCTGTCTGCGCGCCGTCGTGAGGTTGGCCAAGGCAACTGCCTGATGTGCGGACAGCCAAGGGGGAACCCGGCGATTTCTGGAAACTGCAACTGCTGACGCGCTCTTCCTTCTCCTGCCCTCACCCGGGGGCGGGAGCGGCAAGATCGAGGCAACTGAGGAATGGACATGACCACACGAATGGAAGCAATGGAAGCGGCGATCAAGAAACTAGGCTTTGGCCGTGGCCTGGTCTCTGAGGACATCGGCTGGCGCGGCACCTACCCAAAGCCCAGCACAGACGATCACTACAGATGCGAGTTCTGTGCTGAAGAGCATCTGGACGCGACGCAGATCGCGCATAAGGATGGCTGTCCTGTTCTGCTGTGCCGCGCCGCCCTGTCCCTCCCCAGAGAAGGGGAAGCGGTGGCGGCAAGCGAGGACTGCGAAAGGTGCTGTGGCAACGGCGAGATCGTGACAGATTGGGAGAGGTATCTCCACGCTCACGATGGCGATGTCGGAGACGAAGCAACGGAGGACTGCCCGGACTGTGGCGGAACCGGGAAAGTCGATCACCCCGCCCCCTCGGCAGAGGGAACGCTGAGAGAAGAGGCCGGGAGCGGGCGACCTATCGCGAAGCGATTGAGCGAGATTGAGCGGCAGGCTGCTATCTGGGGCGAGATCTCGGAAGGCGACGATCCGCTTCCCGCCGTGCTGAAAGTCGTTGCCGAACTCATCAGCATGGCTCGCGCGCTGAACGGCGGCGTCGAAAGTCTGAAGCGCGAGCGCGCTCTCGCCTCCCCGCTGCCGGCGGATGGGTGGGAGGTTGGGGATGCCCGCCTTCTTCAGTGGGACATCAACCGTGATCTGGCCTCCTACCCTTCAGGGCCGCTGGCAGTTGGGAAGGCGGAACACGCGTTCATTGGCTGGGAAGGCGGATTTCGCGGCAAGCTTCTTCTTAGCGAGGCTGAGGCTGACTTCTTCAAGTCTCGGCTCCGCAGCGCGATCGTCTCCTCTCCACGCCCCCAGAGCGGGGGAGCCGAGACGGTGACGTTCCGCTATCGTAACTGGCGCGGCGAGAGCGCCGACGCGCTTATGCAGTTCCTCGATCAGCCGGCCAACAGCGAGCGACAGTCATCTGACGAAGCTTTCAAGCTTGTCATGGTGCGCGCCGACAAGGCCGAGGCTGCCCGCGACGAAGCCCTCGCACGGCTGGAGAGGGCGGAGGCGGCGCTGGTGATCGAGCGCCGGAAGGTTCGCTTGTTGCGCGACGCGCTGCCATCATGCGGGTGTGATGGCGCCTATGACGACGGATGCTTCAAATGCACCCCGGAACGGCTCGACGACGCCGCCATCGCCAGCAAGAAAGGCTCCGACCATGTCCGGTGAAATCCCCGAAGACGTCATGGCGCTGGCCGTGCGCATCGTCTCGCATTGCCAGAACACGCCTCCAAGAGAAGCGATCGATATCGTTGGCCGCATCCTTCTCGCCGATCGCGCCTCAGACTCCCGCCTCCAGGCGGCACGGGCTGAGGCGTACGAGGAGGCGGCGAAGATCGCTGAGGCTGAGGCGGCAAAATTCGATGACCTCGGGAGGAAACATCCAGAGGACAGCGGCTCTCGGGATCGTTGCTTCGCCAGGGCGCGGAGTGCGATCGCTATCGCAGCTGCAATCCGCAAGGCGAAGCAAAGGGGCGGGAATGTCTGAACGCGAGCGATCCTCCCTCGCAGTTCAGGCAGCCGAGGTGAAGCTGATCCTGATCGAGCGGCGCGATCAGCTTGAAGGGTTGTCGGCCCGGAAGCGCGATCGGCCGCCGCAGGAGGTGCTGGACAACAAGGCGTATCGCCTGCTGATCCTCGAGGACATCTGCGAGACGGTGCAGCGTACCGCCGACGCCCGCGCCAAGCTGATGCAGAAAAAATCAACACCGGCTGTTGACCCGTAAGGAAAAGTGAGTCAAACAGCTGCCTATGTCGCGTAAATGCGTCACGAAGAACCCGCCACCGGCGGGTTTTGTCGTTTTGGAGCGATGCCGTGCCGAAGATCCCAATGATCAAGGCGCGCATCCCGACCCTCACCAGCCGGGTGCCGCGGCAGGAAAAGCAGGCCGACAGCTTCTACACCTCGCCGGAGTGGCGCGCGCTGATCGCAGCGATCAAGGAGCAGCGCGGCAACCAGTGCGCCGATGTCGGGCCGCACTCGGGCCGCATCCTGGGCGACCACATCGTGGAAATCAAAGACGGCGGCGCGCTGCTCGACCCCGCGAATATCATGCTCCGGTGCGCGGGCTGTCACAACCGAAAGACCGGCCGCGAGCGTGCGAAGCGCGCCGCCGCCAAATGGTGAACCATGCCGACAAAGCCGAAGAGCAAGGCCACGCGGTCACGCGGCGGGCGCCCGCCGTATAGCCCGACCATCGAATCCCGCCAGATGGTGGAGGAGATGAAGTTCTGCGGTGAGAGCGAGAACACGATCGCCAGGGCCCTGCGGATCGACGTCGACACGATGCGCAAGCATTTCGCCGACGAACTCGCCTATGGCCACGCCAGCCGGCGCAGGGAGATCGTCAGTCTGCTCTTCAAGTCGGCGCGGGACGGCAATGTCTCGGCGCAGAAGAAGCTCGAGGAGATGGGGCGCGTCGCAGGCGCAGCGGCAGAGATTGACCGCCGAGGTCAGGCCCCGACTCCGCCGGCACCGCCGAAGCTTGGCAAGAAGGAGCAGCAGCTCGTCGACGCGAAGGAGGTGACGGGCAAGTTCGCACCGCCGGCGCCGCCGAAACTCATCGTGAACAACGGCTGACATGGAGTGGTCGACCGCCTGCGTTGACTGGCGTGAGAGGATCGTCGCCAAGCAGTCGCTGATCGCCTTCGACCCGCTGTTCCCGTCGGAATCTGAGGCTGCGCTCGCGGTCTTCAAGTCGCTCAATGTCGTGGACCTTCCACAGGTCTACGATCAAAAGACGGGCGAATACCGGTATCAGACCTTCGGCGACGTCGCGGAAGAGTTCGTCTTCGATTTCGTCCGAGCGGTGTTCGGCGCCTATGACGCGGAGAACGCCTCCAGGCTGATCGAAGAGTTCTTCCTGCTGGTGAGCAAGAAGAACGGCAAGTCGGTCGTCGTCGCCGGGATCATGCTGACGGCGCTCATCCGCAACTGGCGGCACTCGGCGGAACTGCTGATCCTGGCCCCGACGAAAGAGGTCGCGGACAACTCCTTCAAGCCTGCCTCCGACATGGTGCGGTCCGACCCAGAGTTGACGGACCTCCTCCATATTCAGGACAATCTGAAGCAGATCACGCACCGGCTGACGCGGGCCGTTCTCAAGGTCGTCTCGGCAGATTCTTCGACGTCGGCCGGCAAGAAAGCCGGGTTCGTCATGGTGGACGAGCTTTGGCTGTTCGGGAAGAAGGCCAACGCCGCGGCGATGCTGCAGGAGGCGACCGGCGGCCTAATCTCCAAGCCGGAGGGCTTCATCATCTACGTGTCGACGCAGAGCGACACGCCGCCGGCTGGAGTCTTCAAGGAGAAGCTCGACTACGCTCGCGATGTCCGCGACGGGAAGATCAAGGATCCACGGTTCCTGCCGGTGATCTACGAATTCCCGGAGGCGATGATCAAGTCGAAGGCCTATCTGAAGCCTGAGAACTTCTACATCACGAACCCCAACCTGGGCCGCTCGGTTCGGCAAAGCTGGCTAGAGCGTAAACTCGCAGCGGTCCTCCAAGGGACGGACGAAGAAAACGACACGATTCAGACCTTCCTCGCGAAGCATCTGAACATCGAGATCGGCATGAACCTGCGGGCCAATCGCTGGCCCGGGGCGGATTTCTGGGCGCGCCAGGCGAAGCCAGAGATCACGATCGAATGGCTCATGCGGAAGTGCGACGTGATCGTGCCGGGCCTCGACGGCGGCGGTCTCGACGACCTCTTCGGGCTGTGCCTGCTCGGCCGCCACGCTGTCTCGAGGCACTGGTTCGCCTGGTGCCACGCATGGTGCCATCGCGGCGTTCTGGAAAGGCGCAAGCAGATCGCTCCGAAGCTGCTCGACTTCCGCACGGCCGGCGATCTGACGATCGTTGACGACGAGCTAGAGGACGTGTCGGCCATCGTCGAGATCATCGGCGCGGTGAAGGACGAAGGGCTGCTCGGGCCGGTCGCGGTCGACCCAGCCGGCATCGGCGAGCTGGTCGACGCCTTGGCCGAGATCGGCGTCACCGCCGAGGAGGGTCTGCTGATCGGCGCGCCGCAGGGCTACGCGCTGATGAACGCGATCAAGACGGCCGAGCGCAAGCTCGCGAACCGGACGCTCTGGCACAGCGGCGCCGGCATGATGTCCTGGTGCGTCAGCAACCTGAAGATCGAGCCGACAGCTACGGCGATTCGCGCGTCGAAGCAGACCGCCGGCGACGCGAAGATTGATCCCGTCATAGGGCTATTCAACGCGGTCACCGTGATGAGCAGAAACCCGGAAGCGAGTGGATCGATGAATCTGGACGAGTTCCTCTCGAACCCGATCATGGTGGTGTGATGGGCATCGCGAGCTGGCTCGGCAGGACTATCCGCCTGACCGACGGGGACTTCTGGAAGGGGTTCTTCGGCCTCGGCACCCATTCAGGGGAGACCGTGACGACGGAAAAGGCGCTGCAGCTCGACGCCGCCTGGGCCTGCATCAAGCTCAATTCGGAGACCGTCGGCACACTCCCTTGCGTGGTCTACGAGCAGGACGGATCCACTGTCGCCGTCGACAATCCGCTCTACGAACTGCTGCATGACGCTCCGAACGCGGACGATACCGCGGTCGAGTTTTGGGAGGGTGTGGTGCTCTCCCTTATGCTCTGGGGCAACTATGTCGCGGAGATCGTCCGGAGCGGCGGGCGCATCGTTGCCATCATGCCGATCAAGGCAGAATGCGTCACCATCGAGCGAGCGGAAGACGGCTCCCGCCGATATGTCATCAACGAGGAAGGCAAAACTCGAAATCTTGCCGAGGAGAACGTGTTCCACGTCAGAGGCCTTCGGAAGCCTGGTCATGATCTCGGCATGTCTCCGATCGCCTACGCCCGCCAGACGCTCGGCAACGCGATGGCTGCCGAGAAGACCGCCGGGAAGATGTTCTCCAACGGGATGCAGACAGCCGGTGTCTTGACGTCCGGAACCGTTCTGAAGCCTGAGCAGCGGAAGCAGATCAGCTCGATGATGCTCGAGTACGCTGGTTCCGATAAGGCCGGCAAGATCATGATCCTGGAGGCGGGGTTCGACTACAAGCAACTCTCGCTTACACCCGAAGACGCGCAGATGCTGGCGACCCGGCAGTTCGGGATCGAGCAGATTTGCCGCTGGTTCGGCGTCCCACCCATCATGATCGGCCATGCATCTCAGGGGCAGACGATGTGGGGCAGCGGCGTCGAGCAGCTGATTCTGCAGTTTTCCAAGACGGGCCTGCGGCCGATCCTGAAACGGATCGAGGGCGCAATTCGTCGCGATCTTCTGACGATCGAACAGCGCAAGACGCTTAAGGTCGAATTCAACATGGAAGGGCTCCTGCGCGGCGACAGTGCTGCGCGGGCCGCCTTCTACTCGACCATGGTGCAGAACGGCATCATGACCCGCAACGAGGCGCGCAAGCTCGAGAATCGCCCCCCCATGGACGGCGCCGACATGCTGACCGCGCAAACGAACCTCGCTCCCCTGGACAAACTCGGATCCACCATCGGCGGCGCCCAAGTCCAAGTGGGAGCGGCCATGGCTGCTTTGATCGAAGGTTCGGTCGAGCAAGCGGTCGCAAAGGCGCTGGCGAAGCAGCCTGCGGAGAAGAGGTGATCCGATGAAATACCTGCACATCCTTTCCGCCTTCGCGGCCGAGCCGCTTGCGATGCAGCCGGAGAAGATCAGGGAGATCACCGCGTTTCTGATGCTGAAGGCGGAAGGCGGCGAGCTGAGCGCCGAAGAGCGCGCGGCGAAGATCACCAACAAGGCGTCGAATGACGTCGCGAAGCGGGAAGGCGCGATCGCCGTCGTACCGGTCTATGGCGTGCTCGCGCAGCGCATGAACATGATGGCCGAGTTCTCCGGCGGCACGTCCTACTCGCTTCTCAAGCAGCAGGTCATGGCGGCGCTCGCCAGCGACGAGGTGAAGGCGGTCGTGCTCGACATCGACAGCCCAGGCGGCGCGGTGCCGGGCACGGTCGAGCTTTCCGATTTCATCCGGTCGGTCCGCGGCGGCGCAAAGCCGATCATCGCTCAGGTCAACAGCCTCGCGGCGTCGGCCGCCTACTGGATCGCGACTTCCGCCGACGAGATCGTGGTGACGCCATCCGGTCGCGCCGGCTCGATCGGCGTCTACACCTCGCACGACGACATCTCCGCCTTCCTCGAGCAGAAGGGCGTGAAGCGGACCTATATCGCCGCCGGCAAATACAAGGTCGAGGGGAACGAGACATCTCCCCTCGACGAGGAGGCCCGCTCCTACGTGCAGAGCTTGATCGATCAGAGCTACGACGCCTTCGTCAGCTCGGTTGCCGAGGGGCGCGGCGTGACCCGGTCGAAGGTGCTGGACGGCTTCGGGCAGGGCCGCATCTTCGGCGCGCAGGATCTCGTCGATCGCGGCATGGCCGATCGGGTCGCCACGCTGGACGAGACGCTCCAGCGCTTTGGTGCGCAGACGGAGCCCGAGGCGATCCGCAAGATGCGAGCGGCGAGCGGCGCCCGCGCCGAGGCAGCGGAGACGCTGGTGAGCAAGATTCGGGCCGGGGCTCCGGTCACGAAGCGCGAGTTCGAGCACGGCCTCAAGGGGCTTGCAGGCCTCTCGAACTCGGAAGCAGAGCGGGCCGCCCGGCTCTACTTCAAGGACGATCAGGGGGATCCTGATGCTGCGGCGAGAAGCGCTTCGGTTCTGAAGGCGCTGCGCGATGCGCGGGCCAAGGCCGAGGCATTTTCCACCACGTAAATCAGGAGGGCATCATGCCCGAGAACGACGAGATTGCCGGCGAGATCGGCAAGCTGGGCGAGTCCATCGCCAAGATCCGCGAGCAGGTCCAGAACATGGGCGCCGATCTGACCGCCAAGGTCAGCGCCGGCGGCGACGAGACCGCTGCGGTGAAGGAGAAGGTCGACAAGGCCCTTTCCGAGATGAACGAGATGTCGGGCCGCCTGTCCGATCTCGAGAAGAAGCGGGCCCGCGAGCGCGAGGGTGCCGATCGCCAGCAGAAGACCCTCGGCGAGCTCGTCATCGAGAGCGAGGCGTTCAAGAACTCCAACCTCGACGGTGCCTCGCGCGGCTCCTGCCGCATCAAGATCGATCGCGCCAACATCACCTCGGCGCCGTCGACCGTCGGCGACAATACCAGCGTCGGCACCAGCCTCGTCCCGGGCATGCGCGTTCCGGGCATCATCGCGCCCCCGAATCGGATGATGACCATCCGCGACCTGCTGATGCCGGGGCAGACGAGTTCGAGCAACGTCGAATACGTCAAGGAAACCGGCTTCACCAACAACGCGCGGCCGGTGTCCGAAGGCACGACCAAGCCGAAGTCGGACCTGACCTTCGAGCTGGAGAGCGCGCCGGTCCGCACGATCGCGCACATCTTCAAGGCATCCCGCCAGATCCTGGACGATGCCGTCGGCCTGCGCTCCTACATCGACGGACGCGCCCGCTACGGCCTGATGTTCAAGGAAGAAGCGCAGTTGCTCAACGGCGACGGTAACGGCCAGAACATCAACGGCCTGATCCCTCAGGCGACCGACTACTCGGCCGAGTTCACCCCGTCGTCGGCGCAGCAGATCGACACGCTCCGCCTGGCGCTGCTGCAGGTCGTCCTCGCCGAGTATCCGTCGAACGGCTTCGTCCTCAACCCGATCGATTGGGCGCGGATCGAGCTGACGAAGGACGCCGAGGGCCGCTACATCATCGGCAACCCGGTCAACGGCACCATGCCGATGCTGTGGAATCTGCCGGTCGTGTCGACCCAGGCCATGGGCGACGGCGAGTTCCTGACCGGCGCCTTCAACATGGCGGCTCAGATATTCGACCGGATGGAGATCGAAGTCCTTCTGTCGTCCGAGAACGTCGACGACTTCGAGAAGAACATGTTCACGATCCGCGCCGAGGAGCGCCTCGCGCTCGCCGTCTACCGGCCCGAGGCCTTCGTCTACGGCGACTTCGGCCTGTCGTCCGGCGCCTGATCGGCGGCCGTGACGATCTGACAAGGCGGGAGGCGGCGATGTCGCCTCCCGATCCCGGCAATCTGGAGTGATCCCGATGAAGCTTCGGTCTCTGCGGCCGCTCGAGGGCAACTATGGCTCGGTCCGGCGCAATCAGGTTTTCGACGCCACCGACCACGTCGCGCGCCGTCTGATCAACAAGGGCCTCGCCGTTCCGACCGAGATGGATATCCCGGCTGACATCGGCACTCTTTCGGTGGAGGTGGCCGAAGAGGCGACCCGCCGCCCTCCGGAGCCGCCGCGCCCGCCTTCGCCGCCGGCGCCGCCCCAGCGTGGTGGCCAGACTGGCGAGGAGGAACGGCCATCCTCGTCGGAGGAGGCCCCTCCGCGGCAGAAGCGCCGCTATCGGAGGTCAAAGGACGCAGCTTCGTCATGACGATCAACAACGCGTGGAAGCTCGCGCCTTGGGCCGACGTCCTCTACGCCTGCGATTTCTCCTGGTGGAACCATCACCGCGGCGCGCCCGAGTTCGAAGGGCTGAAGATCAGCCAGGATTCCAAGGCCTCCGACACCTTCAAGGACGTCCGCGCCGTTCGAACGAAGCGCCGCGAAGACGGCCTGCTGCTTGGCCGGCCCGGTCATATCGGCTGGGGCGGCAACGGCGGCTTTCAGGCGCTGAACCTCGCCGTCCAGTTCGGCGCCAAGCGGATCATCCTCGTCGGCTACGACATGCATCTTGATCGCGGTCGCCACTGGCACGGCGATCACCCGAAGGGGCTGCACAACCCGCTGCCTGGCAACGTCCGGCGCTGGCGGGCAGCGATCGACAAGAACGCGCCGCTGCTGAAGGCGTTCGGCGTGACCGTGATCAACGCGTCGATGGAATCGGCGCTCACCGCATTCCCGAAAATGAGCCTGCTGGAGGCTTTCGATGTCGATTGACCCTGCTGCGTTCGTTCATCCGAAGGCGCACGTCGAAGGCTCGACCGTCGGCGCGCGGACGAAGGTCTGGCAGTTCGCATCGATCGTCTGCGGCACCGTCATCGGCGCGGACTGCACGGTCGGCGCTGGCGTGGTGCTCTCTGGCCCGGTCTTCGGCGACCGGTGCAAGATCAGCTCGGGCGTGGTGATGGGGCCGGGCTTCAAGATCGGCGACGGCGTCTTCGTCGGGCCGAACGTCGTCTTCGCCAACGATGTGTGGCCGGAGTTCTCTGTCGAGGGCTACGACGACCGCCTTTTGCGCTCCGGCGACCGCTGGGCGGTGATCATCGGGAATGGGGCATCGATCGGCGCCAACGCCGTCGTGCTGCCGGGCGTGTGCATCGGCGCCGGCGCGGTAGTGGCGGCCGGGGCGGTCGTCGACCGGGATCTGCCGGACGGAACGCTTTGGTCTCGCGATGGCGGGACGCGAGGCGTTCCGGTCAACCGGCGCTCGCGAAGGATGAGGTTCGCAGGATGAGCGAGATGCAGTGGTATCAGAGACCGGTGCAGAGCGAGACGACGCCGGGCGGGGCAGGGCAGTGATCACCGTCGCCACGCTACTCTGGCAGCCGAACGGCTCGTCGAAGCGCTTCTCGCGCATGTACGACGAGACTTGGGTCGAGAAGCTTTATTGCGGCTTCGCCCGCAACCTGACGCGGCCGTTCCGGTTCGTCTGCTTCGTCGACCGGCCCTACGACTTCGTGGAGCCCGCGATCGTCATGGAGCGGATCGCGGCGCGGCGCCCGACTTACGCCACATGCATCGAGCCATACCGGCTGAATGAGCCGATGATCCTGGTTGGCCTCGACACGATCGTCACCGGCAACATCGACCACCTCGCCGACTACTGCCTGACGGCGAACCGGATGGCGCTGCCGCGCGATCCGTATCACCCGGAGATCGCCTGCAACGGCGTGGCGCTGGTTCCCGCCGGCATGCGCGCGGTCGCGACGACGCACCGCGGCGAGAACGACATGGAGTGGGTGAGGGGATTCCAGCACCACTTCACCGACGACCTCTTCCCGGGCCAGATCGTGTCCTACAAGGGCGCGGTCGAGCGGCGCGGTCTTGGCGATGCCCGCATCGTCTACTTCCACGGCGAGCGCAAGCCGCACCAACTGCCGAACGTCGGCTGGATCAAGGAGCACTGGCGATGATGCCTCCGGTTCTGGTCACGCCGGCGGAGGAGATGCCGGTCACGCTGGACGAGGTGCGCGCCGCGGTCCCTGGCAGCGCCGACACGGCCGACGCAGTTCTGAACGGGCTGGTCGCGACGGCTGTCCGCAGCATCGAGGAGAACCTGAACCGGGCGCTCGTGCCGCAGATCTGGCGGCAGGGATTCGATGCGTTCGACAAGATCATGCGGCTGCCGCTGCCGGCGGTGGAAGACGGGATCGGCTCGATCACCTATCGGAACGAGGCCGGTCAGATCGCCACGGTTTCGGACGACGACTACGCCCTCGACGCTGACGAGATCGGCTCTTTCGTGCGGTTCAAGGACGACTTCGAGACGCCTGGCGACCTCTATGAGAACGCGGCCGTGTCGATCACCTGGACTGCCGGCTATGCGGATGTCTCGAGTGGCGTCGACGGAGTCCCGCCTCCGATCAAGACGGCGATCCTGCTGGTGGTCGGCAACATCTTCCGGCTCACGAAGCCGAGCCTCGAAATCCGAATGGAGGAGTTCCCTGGCGCCGGCGAGACGCAATATTCGAGCCCGGAGATCGTGTCCCGCGCGACCGACAACGTGGTGAAGATGCTACTCGGGCCGTTCCGGAGGTACGTGTGACCCCGGCGGAGGCGAAGGCAAAGCTGGCTCGCATGATGGAGCAGCGCGGCGAGACCGTCCGGATCGTCAACGTCGACTTCGGCACCGGCGCCGAGGACACATGCGATGCCCGCGCCGTGGTAACCGGCTTCGCCGCGCACGAGCTTGTTGCCGGCGTCGACCTCGGCGAGCGCGACGTGCTGGTCTATGCAGACGACGTCACGCTGTCGACGCCGATCGTCGAAGGCACCATCATCATCCTGCGGAGGGCAACCGCCGAAGAGACGACGATGTCGGTATCGGAGCCGCCGGACACGTCGACGCATCGCATGGCGGGCGTGCTGATCGCCTATGCGATCAAGGCCAAGGGCGGGTAGGCGATGGCCATTTCTCGTCTTGACCCGTTCGCCCGCGAGTTCGAAGTGATGATCGACGAGATCGCCTCGCCGCCGGCCCGGGCGCAACGCCTGGCCGAGGCCGCGCAGGCCGAGATCGATCGCGCCAACGAGATCAACAGGGCCGCGCTCGGCGGCGACCCGCGCTACGAGGTGACCGTCGACGGCCGCCGCGGAGCGCCGGTGACGACGGTGAAGGCCGGCGGCATGGTCTTCGCCGAGTGGTCGTTCATGCGAGAGGTGCTCGAATACATCGGCGCGCAACTCGTCCTCTCATCGCCGGTGCGCAGCGGTCGCTACTCGCAGTCGCACATCCTGCTCATTGACGGGAACGAGCACTCCGGAGGCGAGCCGCCCGAGACGTTCGATAACGCGATTTTCGCCAGCGTCGTGCCCTACGCCCGCAAGATCGAGCGCGGACTGTCGCGGCAGGCGCCGGAGGGCGTCTACGAGGTCGTCGCCGCGATGGCGCGCCGGCGCTTCGGCAACGTCGCCAAGGTCCAGTTCAGCTACCGATCGCTGGTCGGCATGTCGATGCTCGAGGCGTGGGCGCAGCAGACCACGATGCTGAAGGTCGGCCGCCGGCGGATGAACGACAGCGAGCGCGAAAACTGGCTCCGGCGGCAGCCGGCGATCATCGTGGAGCCGTACTGAAATGGCGCACCGCCTCGTTGAAGCCGCCTTCCGCGCCCGTCTCGCCGCCGGCTTCAGCGGCTGCCAGATCTATCCGAAGGGCAAGACCGCCGCGCCATCGAATGGCGCCGCCTTCTTGGTCCTTCAGTTTCCGCATTCGACCAGCATGCAAGCGAGCGTCGGCGACCCGGGGAACAACCGATACCGGGAAGAGGGCGGGGCCCGGTTTGTCCTGAATGTGAAATCGAACTCGGCGCCGGCCATCGCGCAGGGCGACCAGTGGTGCGAGGAGATAGCCGAACTCTTCCGCGGCAAGCGGTTCGACGGCGTGCTGACTTTCGCGCCCGGCTCGCCGACCTTCGACGACGAGAGCGACAACGCAGGGTATTTCACCATGTCGTTCGCCGTTCCGTACCTGTTCAATTTCATCGAATAGTCCGGCGCCGCCGGCCATAGCCCGCGAGGGCATCAACCAAGGGTCGCCTCGGCGGCCCTTTTTCTTTGCCCAGATGGAGAAGACCGATGGACGGCATGATCGGGATCAACGACAGCCAGACTCGCATTGCCCGCGTCGCCGAAACGACCTGGGGCGTCACTCCGACGAGCCCGGCTTTCGAGAATATGCGGTCCACGCGCGACACGCTGCAGGCGAACAAGCGCACGGTCACCTCGGAAGAGCGGCGTCCGGATCGCAACGTGTCCGATGTCATCCAGGTGGCGAGGTCTGCTTCCGGCAACATCCCCACCGAGTTCGCCTATGGCGCATATGATGACGAGTTCGAGAGCGCTCTGTTCGGGACATGGTCGAGCGGTGACGTGCTGAAGAACGGCACGACCTATCACGCTCTGACCTACGAGAAGACCTTCGCCAAGCCCGGCGGGTCGAGCATCTTCCACCGGTTCGCCGGCTGCATCGTCGATACGATGGCGCTGAGCGTCACTGCCGAGCAGCTGATCGGCCTGGAATTCGGCGTGATGGGCAAGGGCGTCACGCAGGGCATCACCGCGCTGTCTGGCGCGACCTATGCCGCGGCGAACACCAATCCGGTCCTGTCCGCAGCGGCCGACTTCGCCTCCCTGTCCATCGTTGGCCTCTCCTCGACGCCGGCGATCCAGTCGCTGACGCTGAACACCTCCAACGGCCTGCGCCAGCGCATGGCCATCGGCGACCTGAATTCGAAGGGCATCGGCACCGGCCGTTTCACTGCGACGGGCACGATCAACGCCTATTTCGAGGACGAAGAGCTCTACGCGCTCTTCCTCAGCCACGGCGAGATCGAGCTCGGCTTCACGCTCGGCACCGAAAGCGGCTCGACCTACGACGTTCTCCTTCCCCGCCTGAAGCTGACGGAAGGCACCGTCCAGTCCGGTGGCAACGACTCCGACGTCATGGCGAACCTGAACTTCCAGGCGCTCTACGACACGGACATCGCCGCCACCATGCAGATCACCCGCGGAGCCTGATGATGAGCGGCTCCGCTGAGATGACCGTCCTCGAGCCGTTCTCGGACTATCCGGACGGCAAGAAGGAGGTCGCCTACGCCAAGGGCGACCACATCACCGTCACCGCCAGCCGGGCGACGGAACTCCGCGACCGCGGGCTTGCCCGCTCGCTGCCGAAGCCCAAGGCCGAACCGAAGGCATCCGGCGCCAAGACCACCGAACCCGACGCGGCCGACTGAGGCCAGGTATTCTGCGCAGAACGGCCGCGGGCGAAGTTCGGGCGCCCGCGGCCACCCTCCCGAACACCGAAGGAATTCCGACATGAGCCTGTATAAGAAATTCGCCACCGACGAGAACGCAGAGGCCGGCGAGGGCATCGTGCTCGACTATGGCGACGGCGTGAAGATCCGTATCCACCGCGCCGGCGGCGGCAACAAGGCGTTCGCGCGCATCCTCGAGGCGAAGACAAAACCCTACCGCCGTCAGATCGACAACGGCACGATCGACCAGGACGTGATGCGCCGGCTGATGGCCGAGATCTACGCCAAGTCCGTCATCATCGGATGGGAAGGCGTGACCGACGAGGACGATCATCCGCTCGCCTTCACGGAGGAGAACGTTGTCAAGGTCCTGCTCGACCTGCCTGACCTCTTCCGCGACATCCAGGAAGCGGCCAGCAACGCGGCTCTCTTCCGCGCCGATGCGAATGCGGCCGTGGAGGGAAACTCGTCGACGCCCTCCGGTGGAGCCTCCGGTGGAGCGAGCAAGAAAGCTGGTTCCGAAGCCTCGCAGAGCGCGGAAAGCCGGTAAAAGCCTGGCTGAACCGCACCGAGTTCCTCCCGCATCTCGCGTTCCTGCGGGACGCCTTCTACGATCTGGCCGCATCAAGGTCGGTCACCCAGGCCGGCCCGCAGCCGATCCCCATCTCCGAAATCGCCGCCTACTGCTCGCTCTTTGGCGTCTCTGACGTCCAGGAGCGGGCCGAGTTCTTGAGCGCGATGCAGGCGATGGACGCCGCCTACCTCGACCACATCAACCAGCCGGACAAACCGGACCAGCCGAAGGAGGACGACAAGGGTGGTTGATCGCGTCGTCAAATCGGTCGAGATCCGTGAAGCCGGAACGCAGCGCGTCTACGATCGCTTCACCAAACTGACGACGGCGGCGCGTGGGGTCAGCGTCGCCGTCAACGAAGCCGGCACTGCGATCGAGACGAATGCGCGCAAGATCGATTCCGCGGCTCGTTCCTACGAGCGCCTGACGGAGCGCACCACTTCGAATTCTGGTGCTCTGCGGAATTATGCTAGCGACATCAACACTGTGGAGAAGGCGCACGCCGCCGGCATCACGTCGGCTAAGCAGTTCGCCACCGATCTTCAGCGCGTGCAGCAAGCGCTTCAGTCTGCCGGCGCGCCCCGCGGCCCGTCGACCGATCTCCAGCGGAACCTCGAATACATCAACGAGACGCGCTTGGCAGCGAAGTCGGCGCAGGAGTCGGCCGAGGCGATGTCCGCGGCCTTTCGCGCGATCGACACCGGCACGACGCCGCTGCAGAATACCATCAACTCGCTGCACGGCATCGGCGAGGGGTTTCTCGATGCGCAGGCGTCGGCAAGCGCCTTCGGCGATTTCTTCAAGCGAGAGATGGAGGAGGCGAAGCGGCAGGCCGAGGTAGTCTCTGCTGCCATCTCCAAGGAATTCGGCGACGCTTTCAATCGCCGCATGAACATCGGCGGGCCGTCGGCCACGCAGATGGGTGCCAGCTATTCCGCACTGTCTGGCCTGAATTCGCAACTCGACCTGATCGAGCGGGCCCGCACTGAGCAGTTTGCCCCCGACCTCAATCGCCGGCTCGGCGTCGGCGTCAATGCCAGAGACCAAGGCGCGACAGTCTCAGCGCTGATGGAGGCAGAGAAGGCGGCCGAAGCATATGAAAGGCGCCTCGCGCAGGTGAGGGCAGAGATCGATCCTGTCGCAGCCGCGCAGGATCGCCTTAATGCGGAGATCGCCGAATACACGGCCATGGCTGCTCGCGGCGATCTGACGACGCAGCAACTGGCCCAAGGGATGGAGGTGGCGCAGGGCAGGTTCGCGCTGGCGGAGCGATCCCTTGGCCAGTTCAAGGATGCGAGCCGGCTCTCGTCTACCGAGTTGCAGAACCTGCAGTTCCAGTTGAACGACATTGGCGTCTCGCTGGCGTCCGGCCAGTCGCCGTTCGTGGTCCTCCTCCAGCAGGGCGCGCAGATCGGCCAGTTGTTCGGGCCAGGCGCCACGGTGCAGACGGCGCTTCGCTCTGTGGCGTCTGGCGTGATGCAGTTCCTGACGAGCCCGATCAACCTTGCGGTCCTCGGCTTTGCGGCACTGGCCGGCGGCGTCGCCTATTTTGTCTCCACCTTCAAGTCCAATATCCCGCCGCTGAAGGACCGGATTGAGGACCATCTGAAGCTGGTGCGCGATCTGGCCGATGCCTATGGCGACGCGAGCGCGAACGTCGACAAATACGGCAAGCTTGGCAAGTCTGCTCTCGAGGCGCTGAGCGCCAGGCAGCGCGAAATCACAGCGCTCCAGCTGCAGTCTGGCGCGAGCAGGATTCTCGACCGACTGGCCCCTGAGATCAGTCTGCCAGACATCACGACAGGCGAGGTCGTCCAGGCCCGGGACATGAACAAGTACCCCGAGCTTGAGGGTGCTCTGAAGCGACTTTCCGACAGCGCGAAGACCGGCGCACCGAACGTCCGTGAGTTCTTCGACGAGATCGGCAAGATCGGCGCCACGACGAGGGACGCCGGGCTCCGCAAGTTGATCGCCGACGTGATCGAGACGAACCGGAATCTCGTCACGGCGCAGGACATCATCGATGGCACAGTGGATCGCCTGGGCAAGCTCCGCGAGGCGGCGCGCAAGGCCGGCGATGCTGCTCGCGACGGCCTGAAGGAATTCGTCCCGGATCTGACGACTGATCGCCAGCGGATCGAGCAGCTTTACCGGCAGCGCCTGAACGCGGCCACGGTGCGCGTCCCGAACGACCCAGAGCGCAATCGGAACGCCCTCGCGGGCATCCAGATCGAAGCCGACCGCGACCGCAAGGAGGCGCTAGACGAGATCGCCAGGGCGGAGGCCAACGTCCGCCGTGAGCGCGAGCTTGCCACGCAGGGCATATTTGCCCGCACGACGGCTGAGCGCTCTGCCATTGCCGAGCAGATGAAAGCCGTCGAACTGAACACCGTCCAAGGCGACAAGCTGGGTGAGGTCGAGCGGGAGGCTCGCATCGCGGCCGAAGGGCTTCTCGTCTTCGCCCAGGCTCAGCGAGAGGTGCAGGATGCAGCCCGATCTGCGGAGGACGCGCTTTCCACCGCAGGCATGCGTGGGTACGCCGCCGAGATCGCTGGCATCAACCGGCAGATCGAGCGCCAAATCGAATTGACGCCGGAACTCGCCGACGCATGGAACCGGATCGGCGATGCCCAGCGCGCAGTTGCGACGATCAACATGCGCGAGCAGCTGTTCACACCGCAGAACGACAATGTCGCCTCGCTGAAGGCTGAAGCAGAGGCGCTCGACCTCACGGGCGAAGCGCGCCGCCGTGTCCTTGCGGACGCTCAGGCTGAGCAGACGCTGCGGCAGGCCGGCGTCGATCTGCTGAGCAAGGAGGCGGAGGCCTATCGCTCCAATGCGCGGGCGATCTCGGAATACGAGGCCGCGCTGTCGGCGGCGAAGGCCGAGCGCGATCTCCTGTTCGAACGCGACCAGATGCTTCGCACGCCGACCGAGCAGAAGGTCGCCGAGCAGCTTCGCAGCCTGAACCTCAGCGAGCGCGATCCCTACGGCAAGGTCATCGCCAACCAGGTCCGCTACAATGAGCGCCTGAAGGAGGGGAAAGAGCTCATCGAGGGCATGACGTCAGGCCTGTCGGCGCAGATCCGTGAAGCCAAGAGCCTCGGCGACGTGGGTAGCATCCTCCTCGATCGTGTTTCCGGCGCTCTGAACAGCTACATGGACAAGCAACTGGAGAAAGCGCTGCAGGAGGTTGGCAACTCGGTCCTCGGAAATCTATTCCCCGGCGCAGGGCCGGCTATCGGCTTGCCGGATGCGCCGGCCATGCAGACGATCGCGACGGCGAACATGACCGCTTCCGTGGTGAATCTGACGTCAGCCAACGGCCTCCTGGGCGGTTTGGCGGCGAACCAGAATTCCCCGCTCGGCTCTATCGAGCGCGGCGGGCCGCTGGCGCCAGTTCTGGACCCTGCCAGCCAGCGAGTTTCGGACGCCTTCGCGGTCACTGCCCCGGTCGCAGGGATGAGCGGCGCGGCGCCATCTGTCTCCGAAATGACGGCCTATATTCGACAGGCTGCGGCAGCTCGCGGCATTGATCAGGAGATCGCTCTTCGCGTCGCGCGATCCGAAGGCTTGGGCGAGGGAATCTGGCAGTCCAACTATCACCGCGGCAGCTTCCGCGAGCCGTCCTATGGACCGTTCCAGCTTCTGAAAGGCGGCCCAGGCACAGGCTTCGGTCCGGGCCTCGGCAACGCGTTCATGCAGGACACGGGGCTGGATCCAGCCGACCGGCGCACATCTTACGCAGGCATCGACTATGCGCTGAACCATGCGGCCAAGAACGGTTGGGGGGCATGGTACGGCGCCGACAAGGCCGGCGTCGGCGAGTGGGACGGCCTCCGCGGCGCACAGACGGTTCCGCTCGAGCAGGTGCAGGCGCAGATCCAGCAGTCGGCGACCGCTCTGCAGCAGTCAGCGCAGACGCTCGCGCCGGCTGCGTCGCAGTTCACATCGAGCCTCGGCCAGCAGCTGAACGGCACGATCGTCGGCGGCGCCAGCCAGATCGCCGATCAGTTCGTGCCAGGCCTCGGCGGTGTCGTGCAGACGTTCCTGAAGGCCTTCCAATCGGCCGCGCCTGGCGGCGGAGGCGGCTTGGGCAGTCTGATCGCGAGCGCCTTCGGCGGTGGAGGAGGCGGAGCCGATCCTTGGGCTGGGCTACGCTTCGCCAAGGGCGGCGCCTTCACCAACTCGATCGTCGACACCCCGACGCAGTTCCGATTCGCGGATGGCATCGGCTTGATGGGCGAGGCCGGCCCCGAGGCGATCATGCCGCTCAGTCGCGGGCGCAATGGCAGGCTCGGCGTCACCATGTCAATGCAGCGGGCTCCCCAGGCGGCTCAGCCCACGATCGTCGAGAACGTCTTCCACAACGCCCCGCCTGTGAAGGAGCAGCGCGAGGAGACGGATCAGTCGACCGGCAAGCGCCGCAACGTGATCGTCTTCGACGAGATGGTCTCGAAAAGCGTCAAGGGCGGCCCGAGGACAAAACGTGCGCTCGGCCAGCTTGGCGCCAAGATGCCACTGACGAGGTAGGCCATGCCGTATCCAGTTTGGCCGGCTGAGCTGCCGCAGTATCCGACGCCGGACGGATATCAGCGCGGCGCGCGAGATGGCCGGTCCTTCGCAAGCATGCAGAACGGCCCGCCGAAGATCCGTCGCAAGACTTCCGCGGCCGTGAAGCCGGTGTCGCTGACCTACGAGATGACGACGGACGAACTCGCCAGGTTCGAGCGCTTTTGGGAAGAGGACACCGATGGTGGGCTGCTCTTCGTGATGCCAGACGCGGTCAATCATGGGCAGCCGCTACTGACCGAAGCCGGGGAGCCGATTTTGACCGAGGATGGCGATCCCATCCTGATTTCGGCATGGTGGCTGGTCGCGTTCGGCGAGGAGGCCTACCAGGTCTCGCCGATCGGGCCGCTCGACTACAACGTCTCGTTCTCGGTGCTCGTATGGCCGTGAAGACCGGAAGGCGCCTCGTCAGCTTCAACATGCGGACGGCGATCGAGCAGCCGATCACGCCAGAGACGGCCGTGACGCTGGTCACGATACGGCATCCCGAGCTTGAGGCCCCGCTGCGGCTGTCGACCGATCCGACGGTTCGGACTTCCTCTGACCCTTTGATGTACGGCACGCGGTCGAAGATGATCTCGCCGCAGATCACCTCTGATGTCTTCAACCTCACCACCGCAGCGCAATTCGATTTCGTGCTGATGTCGGCCATCCTGCCGGATGATCCGGAGGAGGGCACCACGCCGGTTGACATGACCATTGAGAACGTCGCCGCCGGGATGACGGCGATGGCTCAGAAGCTGAAGACGCCGGCCCAGGTGGATTTCGCCGTCGTGCTTGCGGCGACACCGGACTATGTGGAGTTCGCATGGACCGGCCTCTACACCGTCGGCGCCGATTGGGACGAGCGGGCCATCACGATCCCGGTCTCGCGCGAGGTCATCCAGAGGCTGAGCTATCCGTTCGGCCGCATGACGCGGTCGTTCTTTCCGGGGCTGTTCTGAGAGGAAGCCATGAGCATCGTTGTCGAATACCGAGAAATCGGCACGGAGGCTTGGATCAGGCATCGCTGTGCTCCGCTTTCGCGCGCCCCATCGTTCACGGAAACGGCAGGCGGAGATGGGGCGATTATCGCCAGCGGCGACGTTGGCTTCTCAACCTGGTCGGATGATGAACTGCTGGAGGAATACATCAAGCACGGGCAGTTTTCTGAAGAGTGTCGAACCACGGATGGCGCGGCCGTGAGAGACGAACTGCAGCGTCGCGGAGTTCTCTGATGCACATCGTTATCGAAAACAAAGTCCCCGGCGTCGACGTGAAGGTGCGCGAGGTCGACGGACAGACCGTCGTGACCGTGCAGCGTGGCGACGGCCTCAACGAGATCGTCACGGATAGGCCTCCTCTCGACATCTGGCGCGACGCGCACCGCATTCACCGCGCGACCATTGGAGCCGCCGGCCCTGAGGCGATCATGCCGCTCCGCCGGGGGGCTAAGGCGCCATTGGTCCGCTGAAGCGCCAAGCCGTTCGCCTTGCGCTCCTGTGGATAGCCATCGGATGCGCGGTCAGCATAGTCTTCGAAATCGCGAGAGAATGCCTGCCGTGACGCATTGGTCCTCCCCCTTCATCGGCATGCCCTTCGAAGAGCGCGGGCGCGAAGCCCGCGGCGTGGATTGCTATGGGCTCGTGCGCCTCGTCCTTATGGAGGTGCAGAGGATCGCTCTGCCGAGCTTCACCGAATCCTATGTCAGCTGCGCCGAGCGCGAGATGATCGCCGCCGCCCTCGATGCCGGCGAGCGAGACCTGCCGCTGCGCCCGATCCGCCGCGGCGACGAGGCGCCGTTCGACATCGTGGAGTTCGTCCGCGGCGGCATCTCCGATCACGTCGGCATCGTCGTGGAGCGCGGACGGATGCTGCACATCGAAAGCGGCGGAGAAAGCCGCATCGAGCGCTACGACGTCGGCAAGTGGCTGCCGCGCCTCAAGGGCTTCTACAGACATCGGGATCTGATCCGGTGAACCAACTCGTCCCGATCCAGCCTGCTCCTGACGGGGTCGCTTCGGCGGCCCTTTTTCATGAGCAGAAGAGCCTGTCCGTCCTCGCGCTGCCGACGCTGGATCTCGGCAATCGCAGGGAGGTAACGCACCGCTACGGCATGACGGTTGCTGAGCTGGTGGCTGCAGAATTCCCTGGCCTCCCTCCTGAGCGCATGGCGATGGTGCGCGTCACCATCGGCAATTGGGAGATATCAGCGGCGGTCTGGCACCGCGTCCGGCCTCAGCCTGGCTGGACCGTCGTCGTCCGGATCGTCCCACATGGCGGCAATCTGCGGAGCATCCTATCGGTCGTGATTTCGGTTGCGGCCATCGCCATCGGTCAGTTCTATGTCGGGCCGTTGTTGGGGGCTGCAGCAGGCGCATTCGCGACCGCGGCCATCGGCTTCGCAGGCAACTTGCTTCTGAACGCCCTGATCCCGGTCAAGGCACCGGGCGGAGACGAACGATCCCAGACATATGATGTCCAGGGTTGGGAGAATGTCGTCAACCGAAACGGGCCGGTCGTCGACCTCATGGGCAGGCATCGTTGGGCGCCGCCGTCGCTGGCATCATCTTTCACCGAAACTATCGGCGACGAACGCTGGGTCACTGGCCTATTCGGCGGGTACGGGCCGCTTGAGATCGACGTCGACTCCATCAAGATCGGCGACACGCCGATCACCGACCTCGAGGATGACGAATACGAGATCGAGATCCGCGAAGGCTATCCTGACGACGAGCCTTTGTCGCTCTATCCGGCACAGATTAGCGAGGTGCAGGTCGGCATCTCACTGCAGGAAACCGATGACGATGGAAAGCTATATCCAGTCACAAGGTCAAGCCCCCCTGACGCGGAAGAACTCTCCGTCGACATCGCATTTCCTGGCGGTCTAATTGACGTAAACGATAAGGGTGAAGAATATCAGCAGAATGTTCGTATAACTATTGAATACAGACTCGCTGGAACTGATACGTGGATATTTCTACCGGGTAATGAAGGCGATACGATAAGGATAACTGCAGAGACAAGAAAGCCTATATACAGAAGTTTCAGGTGGACGCCCGCAGTCAGAGGTCAATATGAGCTTCGACTGACGCGCACCAGCGGTGAAGACAGTACGGCATCACAAGAAACGGTGTGGGCTTGCGTCCGCGCGCATCGGCCGGAGTATCCTCTGAATTTCCCGAAGCCGTTGGCGATGGTCTGCGCCAAGGTGAAGGGCACGCGCCTCACGAACGGCCAGCTGAAGGAACTGAACTTCGTCGCCCAGCGGGTTTGCAAGGATTGGGACGCGGAGACAGAGACGTGGATAGAGAGGCCTACCAGCAGCCCGGCCTCGCTGCGGCGCTGGAGCCTGCAGGGGCCGGCGAACGCCAAGCCGCTAGCCGATGCCGACATCGACCTCGCCTACTTCGCTGACTGGCACGAATGGTGCGATGGGCTTGGCCTCGAGTATAACAGGGTCCACGACTACGACGCGTCGATCGAGGAGGTGGCACAGGACATCTGCCGGGTCGGCCGGGCGACGCCGCAGAACTATGGCACGCAGGAAACCGTCTGCATCGACCGTCAGCAGACGGAGATCGTCTCGCACATCGGCCCGCGCAACGCCTGGGACATCAAAGGCTCGGTCCAGTCCATTGATCCGCCGGACGCCTGGCGGATCCCGTTTCGCGACGCTTCCAATCTTTGGGAGCAGCATGAGCGGATTGTCCCACGCCCCGGGTTGGTCGGCGCGCCGCAGCGCATCGAGGAGCTGAACGCCGACGGCATCACCGACCCGGCTCAGATCTGGTACTACGGCCGTCGCCGGTTCCTCGAGCTCGAATACCGCGCCGAGACTTGGACGGCATCCATGGACATCGAGAACCTCGTCTTGGTGCGGGGAAACCTCGTGCGGCTGTCGATGTTCGATGGGCAGACGAGCGCGAGGGTGAAGAGGGCCAGCGGCAGGTTCGTGGAGCTCGACGAACTTGTGGAGATGGAGGAGGGCACCGACTACGGCGTTCGCTTTCGGCTGCGCGATGGCTCCTCCGTGCTCTGGATCGTTGCGGCCACCCCCGGCGAGACCAAAGGGCTGCGTCTAGTCTCGATCTCCTCCCGCTATGCGGCCGATAACGACGAAGATTACCGCCCGACGGACAACGACTGGCTCCCGCAGGGCCGCGAGATGATCGACGGCGAGCGCTATGACGGCGACCTCGCCTTCTTCGGCCCGCTGAACGGCGAGACCGTCGCGGCGATCGTGAAAGACATCGAGGGGGGCGAGGACTTCAGCGCCGTGATCACGCTCATGCCCGCCGCGCCAGAAATCGACGCCTTCCTCGAGACCGACACGCCGCCTGCCTGGGATGGCCGCGTCGGCGCCGAGGTGGAGATCGACGTCGTTGCGCCGCGGACGCCGTTGATCACCAGCGTCAGGACTGGCGAGCAGGCCCGCCGCGATACCGACGATCCGGACGAATATCCGCCGATCAGGGTCATCGTCTCGGCGGCCGGCGCGACCCGCGTCACGGTCTACCAGATTCAACACCGCTTGCAAGGATATGGGACGTGGAGCGACCCACCGGCGACAGGATATGCCTATAGCGGGGTCGTCGAGATCCCTGGTTACGATAAGGGCGACATCGTCGAGATGCAGCCGCGCGCAGTCGGGCAGACGGGGCTGACCAGCGCATGGGGGCCGACCGTGACGCGAACCGTCGGCGCCGAGGATCCGGAGGCAATGGCTGCGGTTTCAGGTGTATCGGTCACCGCCGATGACGATGCTGCGCTGATCACCTGGACGACACCGAACGACAGCCGGCTCGAAGGAGTGCAGATCTTCCGCGTGCCGTCGGGGACGGCGTTCGCCGATGCAGAGCCGAGCGATATCATCGCGACGGTTTACTCCGCTCCCAGCGCTTCCCCGCCAGCGGTTGTCGACGAAGCCGGCTACGGCGACTGGACGTGGTTCATCGTAGCGTTCGGCGATGGTGTCTTCTCCGATCCATCATCAGCTTCGGCCCCGCTCATGGGCCCGACGCTGATGACCAATGGCGGATTCGACACCGACACCGACTACGTGAAGGGCGCCGGCTACTCGATCGGCTCCGGCGTCGCTACGAAGGCTGCTGGCAGTGTCTCTGTGATGTCGCAGAACATCGGTTCGCTCACCGCAGGGACGGAATACCGGCTGCAGGTCGAGGTGAAGACCTTCACCGCTGGGCAGATCCGCATGCGTCTGAGTGGCGGTTCGGTAGTGAACGGCCCGCTCCTTACCGGCGTTGGCCTGTTCTATTTGGACGTTACTGCGGTTTCCGGAAACAACACCGTCGAGTTCCTTTCCACATCGACCGCGGCGATGACGTTCGACGATGCGAGCGTCAGAAGGATTTCCTGACGGCGAGCGGCAGGGAGTCTCGTCGACGTTCCAGGAAATCAAAATGCAGTCCGCAGCCTGCGTCTTCGGCACAATCTGATCCGGCGCTCGCCGAGATCTTCATCTCAAATCGTTCAGATCAGGATTCCATCATGGCGCTTGCAAGCGACCTCCCGTTGCTGTCGTCCGTCAGCCACCTCGTCGGGCTGGAGGATGTCTCTGGGCAATTCAGCGTTGGGCGTCTCTCGTTCTCGCTCCTCGTCGCCCAGCTTCTTTCCGAGGGTGGGATCGCGGACGAGATCAACGATCTCCGCGATTTGATCGAGGCGTTGGATAGCGGCGCCTACAAGGGAACGTGGAATGCAGCTACTAACACCCCAGAGCTGGCATCCGGCGTAGGAACCGACAAAGATCGCTATCTGGTTTCGACCCCAGGCTCGACGGAGCTCGACGGCATCTCGTCGTGGTTTGCCGGCGATCAGCTGGTGTTCTCCGATGCAGCCGGCGGCGTGTGGCAGCGGATCGCTGGCACGACGGATTCCGCAACCTTGGCGGCGCTGGCGGCGAAGATCGCGAACGTCTTCCCTACGGAGGCTATCTGTGCCCCGAGCGGCACTCAGGCCCGCGTCGAATTTCGGCTCTCAGCTGGCGCGTTGGCGTCGGCCATGGCCATCCTGCTGGGCACTGGTGCGCTGTCTCTGCGAAACGGCACACGCGACTCCCTTCTCATCGACACAGCCGGCAACGTCATTATGCCGTTCACGCCGGACGCTCCGAAGCCAATCGGCACCACTCCGACGAAAGACATGGTGCGCAAGGGCTTCACGCCGTGGGGGGAGAAAACGGAGGAGCGCGAAGACCTCGTCGTTCCCCAGCTGTATCACGTCAGCGCGGGCGACGCGTATCACCAGCTTGTGGTGCAGACATCAGACCGCACCCTTCAGTGCGAGCACCTGGCGGCAGGCTTCGCCGTCGAGATCCATACGGACGGAGTGGGCGTCCGGCTGGACGCCGGCATTGACCGGGAATGGTTCGGCGTCTCGGGATCGCCGCGCTTCATCGACGTCAGCGCCGACGCCATCGTGCAGATCAGGGCGCTGCGGACGGGATCCAACAAACTGCGGATCACGGTCCTGGCCGGCTCGCCGACCATCGCTGCGTCGGCGTCGCAGCTGGAAGCTATCGCCGACAAGACCGTCGCGATGATGTTCCAGTCGCTCGGCTACCGGCTGTTCAATGGCTTTGGCCTGGAGGGCATCCAGCGTGCGCTTCGGGATGCCGGGTACACGGCGACGATCCGCTTCATCAACCTGGCGACGCCGAACACCTCGCTTCTGGAGGGCAACGATACCGGGACCGGCCATTGGGTGAAGGACGACCATACGGCTGGCTCGTTGCTCCTCCCAGCTCTGGTCGCTCTGGCTTCGCTGACCGCCGCGCAGCCGGGCGGGGCAGGCCAGCCGGCGCCGTCGGCCGTCGTTGCCAACGGTGGACAGAACGAAGTCACCAAGATCAACGACAATGCCGCCTACACGACAATGGCCGCCGTCTCGACGGGCTATCAGGACTTCGGCGACCTGATTGACGCGGCCTATCCTGGATGCAAGTTGATCGTCACACCACTGCCATCTCGCGACGGGCAACTTTCCGGGGTGACATGGCAGCAGCTCGTGCGCCGGGCGCAACTGGATGCCATCGCGACGTCGAGCAAGCTCGCCCTCGGCGAGGAGACCTACGACCTCATCCGACGGCCCGAAGACGTCCACATGCCCTGCGAGAGCCAGCGCATTCAGGGCTATCGCCTCGGTAAGATCCTGCACAACATCATCGGTGGCGGCAGCAATTACCTTGGGCCGGTGATCACCAAGATCACCCGCGTCTCCGACACGACGCTTGATTTCACGGTGGACTGGAGCGGCGGGGCTGCCATCGAAGCGCAGTATTTCAATGAAGGCTGGCCTGACTGGTGGGTTACCGCGGTCGGCGCGGCGACCAAGAATCAGACGTACCAGACGCCGATCAAATGCGACTTGCAGGCCACGGTCGGCTCGACGCGCCGCTATCGCCTGACCTTCGCCACCACTCTCCCTGCAGATCTCATCGCCTCCTACCCAGGCGGATACTGCGACAACAGCGAGACCGGGCGAGGCATGAACGACAACACCAACGTTCTTCCGCTGCGCAGCGTCGCGATGGAAGACACCCCGTAAGGAGCAACCATGCCCACTGTGAAAATGAGCCACGATGGAACCGGCTTCGTGCTTGAAGGCGCCCCCGGCTACAACGAGAGCACAGCAGTCGAATACGACCTGCCGACCGGGTCACGGGTGCAGCCCTTCATCGTTTACGGATACCGCGGCGGAGGCGTCGATATCGTCCAGATCGGCGAATATCGCGACACGACGAAGGTCAATGGCAAGGTCGTTGAGCGCATCCGCCCGCAGCTGGAGTTGCCGCCTGAGATGCCGATTCTCGACCCGGTCGGCTGATCTCGCCCATCCACCCGTAGCAAAACAACATCGCCCGGCCGCATCTCGCGAGCCGGGTTTTTCGTGCGAGGACATCATGAGCAACGCAATGGCCGAGGCCATCGTGAAGTCGGTGCAGACCCGTCTGCAGGAGCTTCGCTACTATGACGGCGGCATCGACGGCGACGCCGGCCCGAAGACCGAAGGCGCGATTACCGAGTTCAAGCGGGCGCACGGGCTGACACCTCGCCCGTATCCGGTCATCTCGACACTGCATCTCCTCTTTGACGAGAATGCCAAGCCAGCCGCCGCGAAGGCGCCGATCGCGACGCAGGACGGGTCGAAGGAGCCGGCATGGATGATCGACGTGCGCTCCAGGCTGGGGCTGCACGAGGTCAACAACTATACGGAGCTGTCGAAGTATCTTCGATCGGATGGCGCGACGCTCGGCGACCCGCGCAAGCTGCCCTGGTGCGGCGATCTGGTCGCCACCGCGATCAAGCTGGCGCTGCCGGACGAGCCGCTGCCGGCCAATCCCTATCTCGCCCGCAACTGGCTGAAGTTCGGCGTCGAGACGAAGCCCCGGGTCGGCGCCGTCATGGTGTTCTGGCGCGGCTCGCGGAACGGCATCTCCGGTCACGTCGCCTTCTATGTCGGCGAGGACGCGACGACCTATCACATCCTCGGCGGAAACCAGTCGAACAAGATCTCGATCACCCGCATCGCCAAGGATCGCTTCCTCGGCGCGCGCTGGCCCAAAGGCGACGCCAGCCAGACCGGCACCGTCACCACGAGCGCCGCCGGCGCCGTTTCCACCAACGAGGCCTGACACCATGCTCGACCATCTAACGCCAATCCAGTCGACGAACAAGGCCAACATGGGGGCGGGCGGCGCTGCCGGCGGAATGACCGTCGGCAGCGCCGTGGCTCTGCTCTGGTCGATGACCTCGTGGTTTCCCGCGGAGTGGG